TTATTACAGCAACCACAGTCATTATGAACGCTGTGATGGCAGCCAACCCAATCGGCCTGGTAGTTGTCGCAGTCGCGGCTTTAGTTGCAGGATTCATGCTGCTGGTGCAAAAGACCGGCAGCGTCAAAAACGCATTTATGACGATGGGCAATTTCATCATCGGCATTTTTGAACGCATCGCCAACACTTACGTTGACATGATCAACGCCATCATTCGAGGCTTGAACGTGTTGCCAGGCGTCAATGTGCCTTTCGTGCCAAAGATTGATTTGCCGCAGTTCAACGTGCCAGGCGGAGGTGGCGCGGCCGGTGGCGGTGGAAGTAGCAGCAGCGGCCCAGATTTCGTTGAGCGCCGTTTTGCGGCTCCTATCGTGCCTGTGGTGCCTGCACCTGGCGTAACGCTTCCAGCGCCTGCAGGCGGTGGTGGCGGAGGCGGAGGAGGCGGTGCAGTAGGCGGTGGCGGTGGCGGCCTCGGTCGAGGCATGATCGGCATCCTGCCTGTTGACGAAGGTTTCTTTGGTGGTGGCGGAGGTGGCATCGGCGCTGGCACCGGCAACGAAATGACGCTGCTCAGCGACACTGGCGGAGTCACGGTCGTGGTCAATGCAGCAATCGCTGAAGCGACACTGGCCGACAAAATCGTTGACGCGCTTACCGACTACAACCGGCGCAGTGGGCCGCTACAGCTGCAAATCGCGTAATGGCTTCAACAGTCGTTCAATCAGGCGATTACCTGCTGGAGCTCGATACAGGCTTCGACTCGCAAAGCTTCAGGCTTGATAACACCAATGCTGGCGTATTGGGCAACACCACATTTACGCTTGGCCCAAACACCACGTTTGCTGACATAACGCAATACTGCACCGTCATTGCTTACAACCGAGGCAGACGCAAAACCGACTACCAATTCGGTGCAGGCACGATGGCGTTCACTATGCGCGACGAAACGGGCATCCTCGGCCCATACGACACCAGCAGCCCATACTTTGATCCAGCCAACACTGAGCCAGGCTTGGCGCCTATGCGCGAGGTCAGATTGTCGCGCGATGGCGAATACCTGTTCACTGGCATCGTCACGGGCTACACCTACGATTTTCAGATTGCTGGCTTTAACATCGTCAACGTCGAGTGTGCTGACGAGTTCTACAAACTGGCACAAACTCAGCTCGATGAATGGAATGTCAGCGCTGAAACGTCAGGGCAACGCATTACGAGCGCCCTGGCGCTGCCCGAGGTCGGTTACAGCGGTAGCACCAGCATTGCCACTGGAACGGTCAATCTGGGCCATGACAACTCGTACACCGTGCCCCAGGGCACCAACACGCTCGCCTACCTGCAGCAAATCAATCAAGCTGAGCAAGGCCGACTGTTCGTGGCGCGTGATGGCACGATCACATTCCAAAACCGTATTGGCAACACGCTGAGCAGCCCGGTGCTGGCATTTACTGACGACAACACAGGCGCCCGGTATGAGGCGCTCGAAGTCGAGTTCGATGCCGACAACGTAGTAAACCGTGCCTATGTCGGTGCGCTCGATGGCAAAGAAGCCACCGACACTGACGCAGGCAGCATCAGCAAATACTTCATCCAATCCACCAGCATCACCAACAGCCTGCTCCATCAGCAACCCGAAATTGATGCTCTGGCTGATTACCTGCTTGAACCTGAACCTGAGCCTAGGTACACCAGCATTACCACATGGTTCGGATCACTGACCGCGCTACAACGCGACGACGCAGCCACCATCGACATTGGTGACACCATCAGCATCAAAAAAGCCATCCCCGGCCTAAACAATGCTTTGACTGAGGAGCTGAGCGTTGAAGGCATCCAAGGCATCATTGATGTCAGCCGAGGCCACCGAATCACCTATTTCACGGCCCCGACCACAATTGTCTACCTGCTGGTGCTTGACGATCCGCTGTACGGCCAAATGAACTCCACCAACGTATTAGGCTGATGACATGACATTTCCAGTATTCGCCTCAGGCGATGTGCTCAATGCCAGCGACATGAACGCAGTCGGTATGTGGCTCGTCAAAACGCAGACGATTGGCACCACAGTCTCCAGCGTCACGGTGACGGGCGCGTTTAGCGCCGACTACGACAACTATTTCGTCACAATCAGCGGCGGTGCAGGCAGCCAATCAGCAGGAGTAAACCTGACACTTGGATCTACATCAACGGGCTACTACTACGCCGCTAGCTACAACACCTACGCCGTTTCAACTGTCCTCGGGTTTACGGGCGCGAACACGTCAAGTATTCAGGAATGTTGCTACATGAGTACAGGCGCGATCAACTTTCAGATGGTAATCAAAAATCCATTCCTCGCTAAAAACACATTTTTCAATTGGCAACTCAGCGGCGCGGCTACCAGCTCAGTCAACCTCAACGTCAACGGCGGCGGCTACTTAGCAGACACCACGTCATACACCGCATTCACATTGACGCCCACCGGTGGAACATTGACCGGCGGCACCATTCGCGTCTATGGTTACCGCAACTAGGAGACATCATGAAAATCCAAATTGGCGACGTCGTTCGTGAAGCAACACAAGACGAAATTGAATTGATTGAGCGTTTGCGTAAAGATTCTCGCCAACCAGAATCAACAAGCGATACGCCAGCGGAGTCTGAATGAGGTGGCAATACGTCTTAGAGGATTGGCTCAAAGCTTTCGTCGCCGGCTCCGTCGCCGTGCTTATTACAAGCGACTACAACGTCGAAGGCGCGCTAAAAGCCGGGCTCGCCGCCATGCTTCCACTCGTCTACGCCTGGGCAAACACGAAAGACCCTAGGTACGGCCGCAAGTGAGTCGCGAAGTCAGGCCGGTACGCCTTCCGGCTGATCTGGCCAATGTCAACCCTGGCGAAATTCCTGCATACCTGCTGCGCTCAATACGGCCCTATGGCCGGTTGCACTGGCTTGCCGCTCAGGCGTGGGAGGCCATGCGTCGCCAAGCTCACGCCGATGGCATCAGGCCATTCAAACCAACCAGCCATGGCGACACGTACCGCGATCTAGCAACACAGGAACGCGGCTTCCTCGCTCGATACACCACCGCCCCAATCGCCAACAGCACATCGATACGCACTTGGAAGGGCCAACGCTGGTACTTGAAGCCTGGGCTGGCACCTATGGCCGTACCGGGCACAAGCACACACAACCTCGGCCTTGCTATCGACGTGTCAGAGGCATCAGGCGAGCGCCTGCAATGGATGGAAGCCAACTGTCTGACATTCGGATTTAGCTGGGAATTCAGGTCTGGGGCCGAACCGTGGCACATCCGCTATTTCAAGGCAGAATCAATACCGCCCAGGGTGCAGCGCTGGCTAGACACCCATGCAAACTGAAATCACCGTCGCCCTCATCTCAGCCGTTGCCATCGTGGCCGCTGGCGTACCGGCCGCACTCATCGAGCGCGCCCGACGAGAAAACGCCGACGATCACGCATACGTGCGCAAGATATTGACTAGGGTAGAAACCAAGTTAGACAACCACCTGGAGGATCACATCAATGGCTTTACGCGACGAGATAAGTCCGAAAATAAACAGGCTTGATGAGCTTGATGCTTGGCTGAAAAAACAGTCAAACCGCAAAGAATGGGCAGACATCATCTTTGACGTGCAATACAGCTCTGGCGCTGTCGCCAAATTGTTGACCAAGCATGGTTTCAAAGCCGACTGGAATCTCGTTTACCGATTCAGGGTGCGTCATGGCGCTAAGTGACGAAGTCAACGACCTGCAAACAATCGATCAGCTACGTCAAGCGCTCAAGCGTTCTAATGAGCTGAATATCAGACTCAAGCACAAGACCGGCGAACTTGTCGCTGCTGTGCATCAGGCCGCCAAGGATGCCGCGCTGGCTACGCCACCAGTCAAGGTCAGACCGCCAGCAAAAGACACACGCAAAGGCAAAGCCGAAGTCGCGTTGATTCATTGCACCGATTGGCAGCTCGGCAAAAAGACTGTTAGTTACGGCAAACAAACCTGCGGTCAACGCATCGAGCAATTCATTGACAAGGCTGTGCACATCACCAACATTCAACGCAAGCACCACCCGGTGCGCGAGTGTGTGCTATTCCTCGGTGGCGACATGGTTGAAGGCCTAGGTATCTTTCCTGGGCAAGCGTGGGAAGTTGACGCACTGCTTTATGAGCAGCTGTTTGAGACTTCTCACATCATCTCCCAAGTGATAACAACACTGGCACATAACTTCGAATCTGTGCGCGTCGTATGCGAGTACGGCAACCACGGCCGCATCGGCCGCAAAGGTGAGATGCCAGCCGGTGACAACATTGATCGCATCGCCTACGAGATTGCGCGCAACAAAGTAGGGCACCTAGTCAAAGAGTGGCAGTCATCAGATGCCTGGTATCAGATTGCCAAGATTGGCAACTACAAGGCGCTGCTCGTGCACGGTGACGAGGTCAAGAGCTTTGGCGGCAATACACCAGCCTTCGGCATTTTGCGTAAGGTCAACGCCTGGGCAGGTGGTGTCATCGAGGACTTCCACGACTGTTACATGGGCCACTGGCACACGCCAATGTCACTGACCATGAGCAACGGTGGCCGCATCTTTGTCACTGGCTCACCAGAATCACATAACGAATACGCGCGCGAATTCGTGGCAGCTACCGGCATACCGTCACAACGTCTGCACTTTATCGATCCAGACAAAGGCCGAGTGGCAGCGGAGTACGTGGTATGGCTCGACTAGAGCATCCTCTCGTGATGGTTACGTGGCATGATGCCCACACCATTGACAACGACGAATGGCACGAGCTGGCAGACTTGACCGATGAGCCCTGTGTGGTGCAATCGGTGGGCTGGCTGCTATCTAAGCGAAATGCCAAGCACCTGATACTGGGCCAAAGCCTGACCGATGACAAAGGCGTAGACAACGTGCTATTCATACCGACCAAAATGGTGCGAAAAGTCGTAAGGCTACAAATCCCCCACAAGCGGCGAAAAGTCCGCTAAGGTCGAATCAGCCGTTTGGAGGCGGCCAACATGACCACACTAATCACCTACGAAATTCTCACTGGTTTATGCCAGGAGACTGGACAGCAGTTTCATCTCGTAGTATTCCGTGACCAGCAAGGCGCCGTATTGAAGGCGCAACTGCGTTACCGATTCAACGCGGATGACGACTGGAGCGAACCATCGAAGCTCACCCACCAGCCTCCCCTCGATCCCGTACATCCGAGCGTCGCATGAATCCGCTTGTAACCATTTTTGCTTCGGCACTCTTTACCGGCGCGGTAGGAGTGATGGTCACGCAGGATCCGAAAGTGGATACCTGGGGCCTCGTATCGGCCTCCACCGTTTACTCCCCGGTGGAGGCTGGTACGCCACCAGACGCATCAGGAAGCGATTACAGCCCCGTACAGCCCCAAGTGCGGTATGAAGGCCCAGGATGCTCAGAATGGGCCGATACGGCCATTCGAGGCGGCTTTCAGCCCCATGACCTACAAACCGCCTTGCAGGTTATGGAGCTGGAGTCGGCCTGCCTGCCAAATGCCATTGGCGACAACGGCCAGTCATTCGGCCTGATGCAAATCAACGACTATTGGTGCACGAGCAACAAATACTGGCCTCGCGGCTATTTGCAAACACAGGGAATGCTCGATGACTGCGTCGAGCTCCTCGACCCGCTGACAAACCTGTGGGCAGCATGGCACATTTCAACCCGGTACGGATGGGAGAACTGGACAACTTATGCGCGCATTGTGGAATGACGTCATCTTTGGCATGATCATCATCGGCTACCTGATGGCAGCGTTGGTGTATCTTGCTGTGACACACAAGGACAAATAGCAGCATGGCAACAAACCCAGACCCAGGTGACGCGGCATACGTCGCATGGCAGCTCACCAAAAACGGTGACCGGATGCAACAGTACGGCCACCCTTGGGATGATTACACGATGGTGCGCCGACTGTTCAGCACACTGACCAATTACAAACACAACCTCACGGTGCAAGAGGCCGCGCTATTCATGGTGTGCGTCAAATTGGCCCGGTTGATGAAATCGCTTGATGTTGAAAAGATGCACGAGGATTCGCTGATTGATGCCATCGGCTATTTGAACTGCCTGCACATGATCGATGCCAAAGACCAGCTCAAAGACGCACCAAAGCACATCATCGGTGACATGGTCGTGGAGTGGGAACGATGACCAGCCCGCAGAAACGCAAAGGCCACGCAGCAGAGCTCGCAGTCGTCAAATGGCTACGCGCACACGGCATCATGGCAGACCGCATACAAGCAGGCACACACAAAGACCGAGGCGACGTAAACGGCTGGCCCGGTGTCGTCATCGAGGTCAAAGACCGCAAAGCACACTCATGGCACGGCTATTTCGAGCAGCTACGCACACAGGTCGTCAACGCCAACGCTTACACAGGCGTCATTATCGCCAAACGCCCTGGGCTGACCGATGTGGGCGAATGGATGGCAGTCATGCCGGTCAAAGAATGTTC